TATGAATGACACAGTCCACACCTTTCTAAAATCAACATCGACGACAGTGGTGCCGTCGCCTCAGCGTAGTCTCGTATACGATACCGAACGCCAAAGAAATACCCAATTTATAAATAAAGGAATAAGCAAGCCCGGGAGAATTACATTCGAGGTTCTTCGCCGAGCGGTTCAATCAACTCACATAGCGAGGATATGCGTCAATACTCTCAAAGAAAAAGTAACCAAGACTAAATGGGTTATAAAACCTATCAAACAAGGAGCGGCAGTAAAAAAAGAGCAGATCGCTGAGATAGAGGAATTATTGAAACATCCAAGCAAGAATGACGTAACATTTAGGACGCTGATGGACATGGTACTCGAAGACTTGCTCGTACTCGATGTGGCATGTATGGAGAAGACCAGAACACCCGACGGAAAACTGGCAGAGCTATTCCATGTGGATGCCAGCACCATCCGCCCTGTATTCGACGAATTCGGAAACCAAGACATCGACATCGAAATGAACACCGTAGAGGAAGGGCGAGTAACGGCACCCGTATCGTATGTGCAGATAGCTAATGCGTCTTCGTATGGTGGACCAGAATCAGGCGAGATAATCGCCGCATGGCCGAAGAAAGATTTCATAAGGTTCATGCAACACCCCCAAGGATCATGGGAATCAATCGGCTATGGTCTATCGGGTATCGAAAGCGTGATCAACGTAGTAGCCGCCATACTGAATGCACAGAATTTCAATGATACCTATTTCGAAGAGGGTTCGTTCCCGCCCGTCATCATCCAGATACTCGGGCAAGTAAATCAAAGGGACATCCAAACCTATCGAGAATATCTGCAACAAGAGCTATCGGGAAACTACCACAGACCAGCCATCATGGCGGGGGGCACCGAGGCGAAGGTACTTAACCTGAAAGACCTATCAAACCGCGATATGGAATTCATGGAGTATATGAAATTCATGGCACGCCTATTGGCGGCGGCGTATGGACTATCGGGACAAGACATCGGACTGACTGACGAGGTCGGTTCAAAAAATGTATCCGAGACACAAAAAGAGATTTCAGGAGAAAAAGGATATAGCTCTATCCTTCACCTACTCAAAGAAATTTTCAATCAGGAAATTATATGGAAAGATTTTGGATATACCGACATAGAATTCGATTGGGTGGCGGATGATACTATGGATCCGAAAGACGCCGCAGACCTATTCACCAAAGAGCTACAAGCGGGACTCTGCACGCCGAATGAAGCTCGCCAAAAACTAGGCCACGATAAATATACGGAGCCATGGGCTGATCAGGCAATGGTACTAACGACGACTGGATACGTGCCTGTTATGGCCGCACCAACAGAACCAACTGATACGGAAAAGCCCGCAGGCCAAGAAGAAAAAGAACCGCCACAGAAGGAAGAAAAAGAAGTTGGTGGAGAACGTAAATATCAAGACCAAAAAGAAAAGCCAGATAATGAAAAGAAAGTACCCGCAGAAAAGTCTATTGAGGTGGAGGAACCCAAAAAACAAATGATTGATGTTAGACCAAAGACATCGCAAGTTAAACGTGTAGAGATTATAGAAGACAAAAAGAAAAGTGAACCAGCGGAAAACCCTGAAGTAAAACAAAACCTACTTGATTTGAAATCATTGAAAGCGGATATGGAAGATGTAAAAAGAAAAATTGCGGAAAAGCCACAGGTGGAGGATAAGCCAGCCGCCAAAGACGAATCATCGGCGATGGGGAAAATTATAACCCAACTGATTGGCAAGCTATCCCATGTACAATCCCGAGCAACTAAAGAAAAGCCAGACTTCGATACGACTCCAGTGATGTTCGGTGATCTGGTTATTGATGATGGATTGAAAGACGAGACGTATGAAATGTTTCATAACAACGATCTCAATGCGGTAAAATCAGAGGGATACGAAACAAGTGCATATAACTTTAACTTTGAAAATGCAAAGAAAGCATTGGTCGATAAGATAAAATCAAACCCTTCGATGTACGGAGGCATTATACGCCAGAAGGACATCAACGGAGCACGGTACATTATTTGCTTCAATAAATTAAAATAAAATGCCAACCATAACCTACAGATCAAATGGAAGTGTCACAGTTAAAATAGCCGTCACAGGTCAAGCAGTATCGCTCGGTTCGGTATTCGCAGGTGGCGCACAGACAGCCAATCGAGTGGACATCCAACCTCTAACCACAAATACCAGCCCAATAATCGTCGGTGATTATCAGATTTCAAACACTCAATCAAACGGAGGTATTTTACTCAATGTATTCCCCTATGCAAACGGTATACCAGCCCAAGCAGATATATATAACTTGGAGCTGATAACATGCCTACAAACATTATTCATCAACGGAACGGCGGGAGATGGAGTGACAATAAATTGGTTCATCGGTGATAGATAGTATTAAAATGTAGTATAATTAAAGTAACAACATGACAACACTATTCAAAAAAGCGTGGATGGATATGAAGAAGACGTCCGAAATAAAAAAGGATAACTTATTTGAAGACCCCGATAAGACTATACGGAGAATAAGAAATAATCCGTATGATTCTCGTTATGATGATGACAAGGAAGATGATGAAAAAGATACAAAAAAAGCGGTAGACAACACCACCGCCCGTAATCAGCATTATGAGGAATCGGAAAAGGCAGAAGAAAAAGTAGATAAGCCTGGCGACGCCACCCACTCCACCAAATGGGATGACTGCGTAAAAGAAGCACAAGCAAAAAATCCAAAATCGAATGTCTACGCTATTTGCACCGCCCAGCTCGGAGAGGAATCATTCAAAAGCCAGTACCGACATCTAGCGTCCATGCGGAAAGAAATAAGGGAAGCACGGAAGGCTGTAGGTACATCGGGATTCGCGGGTGGTATACCCAATTCACTTCTCGCTGATCAGGACTTGGAAGGCGTAGCAGATGATAGCGAGGAAGCGATACGGGATGGAGAAAATAGATAGTAATGTCAGCCAAACATTGACTTGGTATATAATTATAACAGACGAGATATGAAAACCACATACACCGCACAATCGAATAAAGGATTCCAATTCACCTTTCAGATAGAGAAATCTATCGCCACGAAGGCGGGTGAAGACCTTATTATTTCGGGAGTGGCTTCAACGTCGAATATAGACCACGACAATGAGAGAATGTCGGAGTCGGCATTGGATTCAATGGTCAGGGTGATCAACGATAAAGGAGTTCCGCTTCGCTGGGAACACGGTAAAGAGGATTCGGATATTCTCGGCACTGTGTTTCAAGGTCATGTGGATGGCAGGAATCAACTTCAGATCAATGCCAGATTGAAGAAAGACCACCCAAAGGCTCTGGAAATTTACGAAGCGTTGAAAAGCGGTGGTAAATACGGTTTGTCAGTCGGCGGACGCGTAATGAATGCAACACGTGAGATGGCCGCAAGCGTCGGGAAGTACATTAAAACGTTTTATGATGTGTTGTTGGATGAGGTAACCGTAACTTCAAAGCCAGCAAACTACGACGCATGGTTGAAAGACGTAGTGCAGAAAAGTATGGATAAAGGAAAAACGAAAGACCAGCTACGTCACCAATTCCTTTTTGAAAATCAGCAGTACGATTATTTGGCACAGTTCGCCAAATCAATCCCTGAGGATTCGTGGAAACCAGTTAAAAAATTATCAGTTAATAATAATAAAAATATGAACGATAAAGACAAGAAAAGCGACGAAAAAGTTGAAGCGGAGAAAAGCTTTGTGACCAAAGCTCAATTCGATTCATTCTCAGCGACTATCGCAAAGGCGATGGACGGTCTTGCTACGTCCGTAAAAAAGGCATTGGAAGTCAATGCTATGGACACAACCAATCCTGACAAAAAAAAGGAATTGGCAGATACCGCACAAGTAGCCAAGGACGCGGCTGATGGCGATGACGGAAAAGCCGCAGGTGATGTCCCCGCCAAAGATCAAGACGCTCCCGATAAGGCAAAGGAGGCAGATGACACAGAGCAAACCGCCAAAGCTGAAGACGATACGAAAGATGAGGAAAAGGAAAAATCAGCAGAGGATGAGGAAGATAAGGAAACAGAAAAGTCAGAGGATGGAGAGAAAGACGAAAAGGATACCGAAAAGGCATTCGGTGATAAGGAAGACGATGAGGAAGCCACGAAATCCGAAGGAGACGACAAACTGCCAAAGGACTTAAAGGCGGCTATGAAAAGTATTGCCAAAGCTACTTCGGCTATCGAGACCATGACGAAGCAGATTAGGGGCGCAAAGGCCATTCTCAAGTCAGAGAAGGTGGAAAAGAGCCAAGTGAACGAAATCGAGCAGTTCGCAAAAGCGATGTCGACATTCGTACAGCTTACCGAAGAAAGATTGGAAAAGAGCGGTAAGCGTGTCCCGGGACTTGCCCAAACCATTGCAACCATGATTCAGAATGATCCAGAATTGCAGGCCGAGCTTTCTGGCATGATGAAAACGGCGACCTTCAAAAAGTCCCGTTCGACGACTCCATACATGGTGTCGAAGGATGGTCGCAGATTCCTTTTGACCGCATCCGAGGTAAAGGATGAGACAGTCGAGAAGTCATCGGATGGTAAGCCAGTTAAGTTTACGGATTTGTATAAGTCGAAATATTCAGCCATTCGAGAGAAAGGTTTAATGGAGTAAGTTTTATTAAATTATTAATTAATCAATACATAAAAATATGAATAGACTAGAAAAAGCCATTGAGCGCGTTGAGAAGTCGGTTAACATTTCATTCGCAGGACCTACTCCAAACTCTCTCTTGGCACGTCAGGATTTGGAAAGTGCAATCGTAGTGCTCTCTGATCGACAGACCCCATTCAGAGACCGCGTATCCCGCATCAAAGGAGAAGGCTTGGCTCACTTGTGGAACCAACGCACTCGTCTCGATAACGTAGCCGATGGACCCGCAGGGTTGGTGAACCTGTTTTATGCCGACGGAAACTTGCCAAACACTACTGATCCGAACTACGTCCAGCAAACAGCGGCATATAAGTATCTCGGCACCACCGCAGTCATCACGGGACCTATGATCGCATCGGGTCGGTCATACATCGACATCGAAGCTGAAGTCGCGGAAGCAACGCTTCGCCGCATTATTCAGGCAGAGGAATGGGCAGACTTCAAGGGAAGCACGTCGGCAAACTCCCTTTCCTTCAACGGATTCGATTTCCAGCAAACGACCAACGTCGTCTCGGCCGCTGGTGCCGCTCTTACCGCGAACGGAGTTACCATTCCGCTCTTCGATAAGATTGTGAAACTTGTTCGCATTCAAGGCGGGTCAAAGGTTGACGGCATCTACTGCTCATTCGGTCAGCAGAACGTCATCAACCAAATTGTATCGGCCGCCGCCCGCTACGTCGTCGCTCTCGATAGCCGTGAGAACATCGTGCAAGCAGGCGATCACGTCGTATCGTACATGGGTGCACTCGGCGCGATTCCAGTTATCGGAGACTTCTTCGTCAACGCCGCCCTGCCTTATCCTATCGACTCGACAGGTTCGAGCGGTTCAACAGGCAACGGAGTCTCGAACATTTACTTCTTGCGGCATGATGAGCAAGGGGTGCAGATGGCAGACCTCGTTCCACTTGGTCGGACGGAGCTCGCGAAGATTGCGGATACGATCAGGTTCTATGTGAATATTTATCTGACTCTCGCACTCAAGGCCGAGCCATGGACTGGTCAGCTAACCCAAGTTCAAGAGCCATCCTAATAATTAACGGATAGAAAAAATAAAGACCCCGTGACAGGGGTTTTTATTATTGGATATGGTATAATATACCCATGAAACTAACCCTCAGTAGCGGTGCGGCATCGGAAGTATTCTACAACGGTAAATTCTATCCAACGGGAAAAGAGATAGACATGCCACTCTCGGAAGCCCTTCGGTTCAACAAAACATTCCGCCAGCAGATACGAGAAAAAACAGTGCCGTATGATCCATTCCTATTCGGCGAGCAAAAGGAGATAGCTATGATGGCTGACATAGATACCCAATCGGGATGGGGTAATGTCGGACTCAATCTCATAAAATACTCCGTAGACGACGTAAAAGCAGCTCAATTCGGGCAACTGGTAGGTGTAGTCGACAAAGAGGTGTTAGAGGCCTCTCGGAGGGGCATAGAGGCTAGTATGGGGCTTGTAATACACGAACAGCCAAAGGAAGAATGGCTAACACTGCCATTTGAGCGAAAAATCGCTATTGTGCCGTTTGAGACCACTCGTATACCGCAAAGCTGGGTGCCGAGAATAAACTCATGTAAAGCTCTGATTGTGCCGTGCAAACAGAATGTAGAGATGATGAGAGATAGCGGAATAACGATACCGATAGAAATAGTTCACTGGGGAATTGATCCAGAAAAATTCTATGAAATCGAGCGACCGAGACGGGACACATTTACCTTCGGGACGATGGGTTCACTATCACTACGAAAGGGGACAGATATTTTAGTCAAAGCATTCTTCGAGGAATTCAAATATGAAAAGGATGTCAGACTACTCTGCAAAACAAGCTCGAATAATTTTCTATGGGCGGTTCGTGATCCGAGAATGCAAGTGGATATGACTCCCGTATCGCATGAAGAATTGATGAACCTATTTTTCAAACAGATAGATTGCTTCGTGTTTCCGACGAGGGGGGAAGGATTCGGACTGACCCCACTGGAAGCGGCCGCTACGGGAGTTCCTATCATCGCAACAGGATGGTCGGGAATAAAAGAATACATGACTCCAGAAATAGGATGGGAGATTGACCACACCATGGAACCAGCGACTTCATTTAGTGAAAAAGTATATAAAGAGCCATGCGGTTCGTGGGCATTACCCGATAAAGAAAACCTTAAAAAACTGATGAGATACGCGTACGAACATAAAAACGAAACAAAAGAAAAAGGGAAAAAGGCGGCAGAGTATGTTAGACGAGAATGGACATGGAAAAAGAAGATTCCGATGTACATAGACGCATTAAAAAAACATTTATAAACCTTGACTTGGTGTATAATTAAGATAACAACATGACAACACCTACAAGTGGACAATGGACAATTCAAAATTCAAATACTCCTCTAGGCACTCCGAAAGTAGTCGCTATAGATAACCCCTATTTGACCAAAGACGAATACATCACCAACGAATTGGCAATCGGTCTCGGTATAACTGCCAGTAGTCCGATCTATACATCAGGCAGAATCGATAAATTATTACTGACTGTATCGGCTCAAGTTAACAGATTATGTCGTAGGTGGTTTGATTGCCAAACTATAGACGAGACTAAAACTGGAATAATTGTACGCCCATGGAACCCCCAACTCGTAACTGTCGTATTACAGAATTCACCTTACAGCAAAATAAATTCCATCTATTTCCAAGTGCTCAAATGGTTCATTCAAATAGACACCAGCTCGAATGGATACCTGCAAGACTGGCCAGATTTGGGTATGTATAAAATAGTGCCACTGCTTTCAAACTCGGGTACGGGCACGGGATCGCCCATGCCCGCGGAGATAGTGGACAAGACACCTCTCGGAGTTCTATGGACGAATTACACATTTGGATACGGCACGGTTCAGACTGGCGTGACATTAAGTCAGCCCGTCGGAAACTCGGATTTGAAGACATACCAAGCTCCTCTCTACAACAGGCTATTTGCCCCAAGCCAACCCCTGTCGGTCTATTTGGGCAGTACATTACTTACCTCCTCCCAGTACTCGATAACCGACTACGCAAACGGTATAATAGTCCTCACGACTGCTAACTTTTATAGTTACGCAGTCACGGCAAACTACACGAGCAACGAGTCAATGCCGTTCGAGATCAAGGAAGCTGTATCACTTCTGGTGTCAGATTACTTGGGGCAAGCTGGAAGTAATCCAACAGGAGCGACATCAATCAGCATGCAAACATTCAGTGCAAGCTGGGATAGTGCAGGAACAGGTTTAATGAAACGTGCTATGGAGTTGCTGAAAACCCAGCAAAGCAATATGCCAATTATTATTTAATAATCAATAAAAATATGTCAAATTTCACAAAGTTTTGGAAAAGTAATATAATGTTCGATAAAGCGGGTGCCGAGCAAGCTTATACAAATCTAGCTCATGCCGCAAAAGAAGACGGTAAG